AGGGCGGCGCTGGACATCCTCAAGCACAACCACGGCTGGGTGGCCAAGCAGCAGATCGACGTGAACATCGACCAGCAGATCAGCATCACCGCGGCGCTGGAAAAAGCGCAGAGCCGTGTCATAGAGGGGCTGTACACCGAACTGCCCCGCATAGAGGACAACAACAGTGCAGCAGCCAATCTACTCAGCGCAGGACGAGATGGCTCTGATGAGCCGGCTGTGGTCGCCGAGTATCAAGGATGACCCGCTGGCGTTCGTGCTGCTGACCTACCCGTGGGGTGAGCCGGGTACGCCGCTGGAACACTTCCAAGGCCCGCGCAAATGGCAGCGCGCGGTGCTGGCCGACATCCGCGACCACATCAAGGACAACAACGGCAAGGTGGACTACGACACCTTCCGCAAGGCGGTGGCGTCAGGCCGCGGGATCGGCAAGTCGGCGCTGGTCAGTTGGCTGGTGCATTGGATGCTGTCCACGCGCATCGGCAGCACAACCATCGTGTCAGCCAACAGTGAGGCGCAGCTACGGTCGGTGACTTGGGCCGAAATTACCAAGTGGCTGGCGATGGCCATGAACAGCCACTGGTTTGAGATCGCCGCGACGCGGATCATGCCGGCCAAGTGGATCACGGAACTGGTCGAGCGTGACCTGAAGAAAGGCACGCGCTACTGGGCCGTCGAGGGCCGGCTGTGGTCGGAGGAGAACCCGGACGCCTACGCCGGGGTTCACAACTGGGACGGCGTGATGCTGATCTTCGACGAGGCCAGCGGTATACCCGACAGCATCTGGTCGGTCAGTGACGGCTTCTTCACGGAGAACACGCCGCACCGCTTTCACGTCGCGTTCTCTAACCCGCGGCGCAACACCGGCTACTTTTACGAGACGTTCAACAGCAAGCGCAGCTTCTGGCGCACGCGCAACATCGACGCGCGTGAGGTCGAGGGAACTGACAAGAACCTGTACCAGCGCATCATCGACGAGTACGGCGCCGACAGCTACCAGGCCAACGTCGAGGTCTACGGTCAGTTCCCATCGGAAGGCGACGACCAGTTCATTCCGGTCAATCTGGTGGACGACGCCATGAAGCGGCCCAAGCACAAGGACGAGTCTGCGCCGATCACCATCGGCGTCGACCCAGCGCGGTTCGGCAGCGACGCCACCGTCATCGCGGTGCGGCAGGGGCGCGATCTGGTCGCCATCAAGCGGTTGCGCGGGGCAGACACGATGGAGGTGGTCGGTCACGTCATCAACGCCATAGAGGAATACAAGCCTGCGCTGACGGTGATCGACGAGGGCGGGTTGGGCGCCGGCGTCGTGGATCGGCTGAAGGAGCAGCGGTACAAGGTGCGCGGCGTCAACTTCGGCAACAAGGCGCAGAAGCAACTCATGTACGGCAACAAGCGGGCTGAGATGTGGGGTGCGATGCGCGACTGGCTCAAGACGGCCAGCGTGCCGCCTGACCGCTTCCTGAAGTCTGACCTGATCGGGCCGAAGACGAAGCCAGACAGCAAGGGAACACTGTTCCTTGAGTCGAAGAAGGATATGCGGTCACGCGGGCTGGCGTCACCGGACGCTGCCGACGCCATCGCGGTGACGTTTGCGTTCCCGGTGGCGCACAGAGAAGGGCGCGTTGACAAGAAACGCATGGGCGGATATTCTTCCGGCGGCGTCTCTAATTCTTGGATGGGCAGTTGACCTGATGGCCGACAAGAAAAAGTCTGTTTCGTTGGCCGTGGGTCGCGGGGAAAAACTGCCCGCGTCCAAGGGAGCGGGACTGACTGAGAAGGGTCGGGCCAAGTACAACCGCGAAACGGGGTCAAACCTGAAGCCGCCGGCGCCCAACCCCAAGACGAAGGCCGACGCAGGCCGTAAGGCCAGCTTTTGTGCGCGTATGGGCGCGGTTGCAGCCAAGGCCAAGGACGGTGAACGTGCCAAAGCCAGCCTCAAACGGTGGAAATGCTCATGAAACCTGGTCTCTATGCTAACATCCACGCCAAGAAGGAGCGGATTGCCGCTGGTTCTGGCGAAAAAATGCGTAAACCGGGCGCCAAGGGCGCCCCGACTGCAAAAGCGTTCAAAGACAGCGCCAAAACAGCCAAAAAGGGCAAATAATGCGCCGCATGACACCCATGAAGCCGCCGATGGGCCTGAAAATGGCCAAGCCGAAGGCTGAGATCGACGCGATCCCGCTGGCGCGCAAACCTGTGCCGACATCGGGCGGCAAAGACATTATCAGCATCACCACCCGGATGCGTGAAACGCCCATGAAGAAGTCAAAGTAAGCACATGGCCGACCCCACGGGCATTCAGAAGGCGGGCCAGGTCGCCAACGTGGGGTCAAACCCAGCGAAAGTGCCTGCGCGCGACGAAGACAAGATGGCGACCATGCGCCACCGCCTGAAAATGGCGCAGTCGGCGTATTCGGACAGCCGTGAGGACGAACTGGACGATCTGCGGTTTATGGCCGGCAGCCCGGACAACCAGTGGCAGTGGCCCGCCGACGTGCTGGCCACCCGCGGATCGGTGCAGGGCCAGACGATCAACGCCCGTCCGTGCCTGACCATCAACAAGCTGCCGCAGCACGTCCGTCAGGTAACGAACGAGCAGCGCCAGAACCGGCCCAGCGGCAAGGTCATCCCGGCGGACGACAACGCCGACGTACAAGTCGCTGAGATTTTCAACGGTGTGGTGCGGCACATTGAGTATATGTCCGACGCCGACGTGGCCTACGACACCGCCTGCGACAACCAGGTGACCTACGGCGAGGGCTACATCCGCCTGCTGACGGAATACTGCAACGACGAGACGTTCGATCAGGACATCCGCATCGCGCGCGTCCGCAACTCGTTCAGCGTCTACATGGACCCGACGATCCAAGACCCGTGCGGCGCGGATGCTGAGTGGTGCTTCATCACTGAGGACATCCTCAAAGAAGAATATGAGCGGATGTTCCCGGACGCGACGCCGATCAGCACGCTGTACAGCCAAGGCGTCGGCGATCAGGGTATTTCGTCGTGGCTTCAGGAAGACACGATCCGCATCGCGGAATATTTTTACAACACCTACGAAAAAGCCACGCTGCACCTGTACCCGGACAACCAGACTGCGTTCAGCGGCACGCCGCAGGACAAGCAGCTTACGGCCATGTTCGGCAAGCCGATCCGCAGCCGCGAAGTTGACCGCAAGAAGGTCATGTGGATGAAGACCAACGGCTTCGACGTGCTGCAAGAGCGCGAGTGGGCCGGCAAGTGGATTCCGGTCGTGCGCGTCATCGGCAACGAGTGGGAAGTTGACGGCCAGATGTACATCAGCGGCCTTGTGCGGAACGCCAAGGACGCCCAGCGCATGTACAACTACTGGACGAGCCAAGAAGCCGAAATGCTGGCGCTGGCGCCCAAGGCACCCTTCATTGGCTATGGCGGCCAGTTCGAAGGCTACGAAATGCAGTGGAAAACTGCCAATACGACCAATTGGCCGTATCTGGAGGTCAATCCCGACGTGACGGATGGTGCCGGGGCTGTCCTCCCCCTGCCCCAGCGCGCCCCGCCGCCGTTGCCCCAAACTGGCCTGATCCAAGCCAAGATGGGGGCTGCTGACGACATCAAGGGAACCACTGGCCAGTACGACGCCAGCCTTGGGATGCAGGGCAACGAACGCTCTGGTAAGGCCATCCTCGCCCGCGAGAAGCAGGGCGACGTGGGTACTTACCATTACGTGGACAACCTTGCCCGCGCGATCCGCCACATCACTCGGCAGATCGTGGATATGATTCCAAAGATTTACGACACGCAGCGCATTGCCCGCATCATTGGCGTCGACGGCGAAGTCAGCATGGTCAAGTTCAACCCGTCGCAGCCGGAACCGGTCAAGGAAATCCGCGACCAGAACGGCGGCATGATTGAGAAAATCTACAACCCCAGCGTCGGCACCTACGACGTGATGGTCACGACCGGCCCAGGCTACATGACCAAGCGTCAGGAAGCCTTGGACGCCATGAGCCAGATTTTGCAGACCAACCCGCAGCTTTGGGCTGTGGCCGGCGATCTGTTCATCAAGAACATGGATTGGCCCGGCGCGCAGGAGATGGCAGCGCGGTTCAAGAAGATTCTTGACCCGAAGGTTCTGTCGGAAGGCGATCAGTCGCCTGAGATGGTGGCTGCCCAGCAGCAGATGGAGGCCATGACGCAGGAACTGAACCGCATGACGGACATCATCTCCAACGTGCAGGACAGCGTCGCCCAGCGCGAGGTGGACATCAAGGAATACAAGGCCCAGGTTGACGCCTACGACGCTGAGACGAAGCGGATCAGCGCCATGCAGCAGAGCATGACGCCAGAGCAGATTCAGGATATTGTTATGGGTACAATCTCCGCGGCGCTAGACACCGGTGACCTGATCGGCGGGGCGCCGCAGATGCGCGAGATGCCTGACATGGAACAGCCTGAGACGCAGCCTGAGATGCCCGAGATGGGTGAGATGCAGCCCGAAATGCCGCCTGAAGGAATGATGGAATGAAGTGCGCGGACTTTGTAGGGATGCTGTTTCTGGCGCGGGATGTGACCCATTCCGCCCACCTGAACACGCGCAGCTACGCCAAGCACATCGCGCTGAACGAGTTCTACGACGGCGTCATCGACCTGGCAGACAAGTTTGCCGAAGCCTACCAAGGCAAGTACGGCCTGATTGGGCCGATCTCGCTGATGTCGGCCAAAAAGACCAACAACGTGGTTGAGTTCCTCGAAGGGCAACTGGAAGACCTTGAGCAAATGCGCTATAAGGTGGTCGATAAGGAGTGTACCCCGCTCCAGAACATCATCGACGAGATTTTCGGGTTGTACTACTCCACCTTGTATAAGCTGAAATTTCTGGCGTAAGGAACAACTATGGAACTGCTTCGCCCTCTCAATGACGCTGGGTTCGGTACGCAGAATGCTGCGTATACCGGCACCGCAGGGTCTACGACTGGCTGGAACGCTGGCCCGCAAGGCGTGCTGGTGTGGTCTACAACTGACGCCTACATCCTGGTGGGTGAAGGCGCGACGGCCACGTCCGCAGCCACGCCAATCCCGGCGTTTACCCCGGTTCCCTTCACCGTCCCGCAAGGAACTGGCGGTGTGTGGCGCGTCAGCGCGCTTCAGATCGGCGTATCCGGCACTGTCTACGCCAAGCCGATCAACATTCGATGAGCTTTGGCATCCCCGTCCGCAACGGCTTGTCCGTAAATATAGTCACCACGGCTACCCTTACGTCAGGGGCCGGGGCTGGCGGCGGGCGGGGGCGCCGCGACGGGCCTACGCTGATCTTGGATTTCGTGGGTGGCAACGTGCCGTATGGATCAACGCTCAATCTAGACTTTACCGGCCAGACATATAGCGCCTACACCGCCGATCCAGCCGGGCAAGGCTTCCCGAACTTCTGGGCTTGGAGCTGACTCATGCCTTTGACCAACTACGCTTTCGCTGATCTGATCACGTTCACCCGCTCTACCACGGCGACGTTCGTGGGCAGCAACGGGCTGATCCAGACGGCGGCAATTGACGCTCCGCGTTTTGACTTTGACCCCGTCACGCTGGCCCCGCTGGGCATTCTGATCGAAGAGCAGCGGGTCAACTTACTGTTGTATTCGGCGGAGTTTGACAACGCTGGGTGGACGAAAACGAACAGCACCATTACTGCAAACGCGACGACCGCGCCTGACGGGACGCTTGCTGGTGACAAGCATGTCCCGGATTTGGCAGTGACTATGGGCGTTGGGGCAACTGAAACTAGGGTCTTTCAAAGCCCATCAGCAACACTTGGCACAAGCTATACATTTACCATTTACGCCAAAGAGAGCGAGTTTGACCAAATTGAGTTTGGTATTATTGCCACGCCAACTGTAACGGCAAGATTTTCACTAACTTCAGGAACGGTGATTTCGGGGGCCGGCGCGTCTATTACGCCTGCCGGAAACGGCTGGTACAGGTGTACTCTTACTGTAGTTGCCGGTGCAACAGGCGCGTTAGCGGTAAGATGGTCTGCTAAAGATAGTGTTGCTTTGGTCGGCGACGGCACGTCAGGCATTTTCGTCTGGGGCGCGCAATTTGAAGCCGGCGCGTTTGCTACCAGCTACATCCCCACCGTGGCATCCACGGTTACCCGCGCACCTGACAACGCAGCGATCACGGGGGCAAACTTTCCGCCTTGGTATAACTACAACGAAGGGTCGATTGTCGTCAGTGGCGATAGCTTCCGTGGAACGGCGGGGTCTGCTCGTAATTTGCAATTTGATGATGGCACATCCGCCAACAACATCCGTGCCGCAGGGCAGAGCGTGCTTCAGGTGGTTCAGGCCAGTGTGGTTCAGGCCAGTTTAGGCCCGACACCTTTGATCCCGTTTGATGGCACGGTGTATAAGTTTGCATCTGCCTATAGGCTGAACGATTTTGCCAGCGTAACAACAGGCGCTGTTGCAACGGATACGAGCGGAACCGTTCCTATTGCCATAACCCAGCTTGTACTTGGTGCTGGGGCGGGTGCAAGCTATCTCAACGGTCACCTCCGCAACATCACCTACTATCCAACTCGTCTTACCGACGCGCAGCTACAGGCTTTGACAGCATGATTGATCTCTATCTCATGACCGCCACCGAAGCAGAAATGCTTGCTGCCTTGGTTGCTGCGGGCGTCACCGACGAAGATGGCTTTCCGATAACGGGCATGTCAGTCGATCACATTGGGCCGTTCAGCCGCGTGATGGGCTACGACAAGGCCAACGAGGCTATCGTTGTGGGCTACCCAGGCTACCACACCAATCTCCGCGGCGACTTCACTGACGAGCAGCTTGCTGCGTTGGCACCGATCAGCGTTCAGCCAGCCGCCCCCCACCGCGTGTGGGCGTGACGTTGCGCACAGATACTGTATAGTGTAGATTACACAGTAACCGTACCGGCGAGGTTCACCGGGAACTCCATAGGGGTTATACATGGACGAGAATGTCCCAACTGAAGCGGATGCCTCCGCGCCGGAACTGGAAGCCACGGCAGCAATCCAGCCCGCAGAAAACACGACGCCGGAAACGCCTGTCGAACAGGAAGCATCCAAGACCTTCTCCCAGGAGGAACTGGACGCCATCGTTGGCAAGCGGCTTGCAAGGGAACAGCGTAAGTGGGAGCGTGAGCAAGCCCAGCGACTGGAAATGGCTCAAGCGCAGAAAGCGGCAGCCCCGCCTTCTGATCTAAGCGCCGACCAGTTCAACACCTACGAAGATTACGCAGAGGCTTTGGCCGAACGTAAGGCGGAGGAATTGTTGGCAAGGCGGGAAACCGCCAAGCAGCAGCAGGCATTGCTCGAAAACTACCACGACCGTGAGGAAACAGCGCGGGATCGGTACGACGACTTTGAACAAGTCGCCTACAACCCCAATCTGTCCGTCACGGAGACGATGGCGCAAAGCATCCAAGCGTCCGACATTGGCCCCGATGTCCTGTATTGGCTCGGTTCCAACCCGAAGGAAGCGGATCGCATTGCCCGGCTGCCGCCCATCTTGCAGGCAAAAGAGATCGGAAAACTTGAAGCCGGCATGGCCTCAAGCCCGCCGGTTAGAAAGACTTCAACCGCCCCGGCACCGATTGCACCTGTCACAGCCCGCGCTTCCAGCGCGCCCGCGTTTGACACCACTGACCCTCGTTCGACCAAGTCAATGAGTACGTCGGAATGGATCGAAGCGGAACGGATGCGGCAGATCAAGAAGTACGAGGCACAACGCAACCGTTAATTTGGGACTACCACCATGGCTAACTCGATCCTTACTATCGACATGATCACGCGGAAGGCGCTCGAAATCCTCGAGAACAACCTCGTGCTCACCCGCAACGTCAACCGCCAGTACGACGACAGCTTCGCTGTCGAAGGTGCCAAGATCGGTTCGACCCTGCGTATCCGTCTGCCTGACCGCGCGCTGGTCACGGACGGCGCTGCCCTTCAGGTGCAGGATGACAATGAACAGTTCACCACGCTGACCGTTGCCAACCAGAAGCACATCGGCGTGAACTTCACGACCGCCGAACTGACCATGCAGTTGGACGACTTCGCAGAGCGCGTGCTGAAGCCGCGTATCTCGCAGCTTGCCTCCAGCATCGACGCTGACGTGGCCAACGCCTACGCCACCATCGGCAACACGGTCGGCACCCCCGGCACCACCCCGTCCACTTCGCTGGTTCTGCTTCAGGCCCAGCAGAAGCTGAACGAGAACGCCGCTGTGATGTCGCCGCGCTACGCGACGGTCAACCCGGCTGCCAACGCTGGCCTGGTTGAAGGCATGAAGGGCCTGTTCAACCCGACCGACACCATCAGCAAGCAGTTCAAGAACGGCATGATGGGTACGGGCGTGCTTGGTTTCGACGAAATCAACATGTCGCAGTCGATCAAGCAGCACACCACTGGTTCGCGTACCGCCACCGGCGGCACGACCTCGGCGGCTGTTACGGCTGAAGGCGCCACCACCATCGCCATCACCGGCGCCGGCGCAGCGGCTACCGTCCGTGCTGGTGACGTGTTCACCGTGAACGGTTGCTTCGCTGTGAACCCGCAGACCCGTGAAAGCACCGGTTCGCTGTTCCAGTTCGTCGCACTGGCCAACGTCACGTTGGATGGTTCGGGCGCTGGCAACATCACCGTTGCGCCGATCTACTCGGCTACCAACGCGCTGGCCACTGTGAACTCGCTGCCGGCGACTTCGCAGGCTGTCGTGTTCGTGGGTGCTGCCAGCACCCAGTACGCGCAGAACCTGGTGTATCACAAGGACGCCATCACCTTCGCTACCGCCGACCTTCTGCTGCCGCAGGGTGTCGATATGGCGTCGCGTCAGGTGCATAACGGCATCAGCCTGCGTATCGTTCGTCAGTACGACATCAACAACGACCGTATGCCCTGCCGTATCGACGTTCTGTATGGCTTCAGCACGATCCGTCCGCAGATGGCTTGCCGCATCTGGGGCTAACCTGAAAATGGCCCCCGGTTCGCCGGGGGCCACCTCTTTTGAAAGGATTCTACAATGGCTCTCCCCAATGGCGGCGGTGGTTATCAGGTCGGCGACGGCAATCTGAACGAACCGCTTATTGACGCAATCCCGCTTCCGATCTCCATCACGGCGGCTGCTACGCTCACCCCGGCGCAGGTGCTGAACGGTGTGATCTTGGCCAACAGCGGCGTCACCACCACGCAGACTTACACGCTGCCGACTGTGGCTGCGCTGGAAGCTGTTCTGTCCAACTCGGACAAGGTCGGCACGTCCTTCATGTTCCGCGTGGTCAACCTCGGTACGTCGTCCGGCACTGCGGTTATCGCCGCTGGCACCGGCTGGACTGTGTCGGGTTCGCTGACCATGACCATCCCGGTCACGACCGGCGCGGCCCTGCTTGCCCGCAAGTCGGACACCGGCGCTTGGACGCTGTACCGCGTCGCTTAATAGAGGTCAGCCCCGGCCTTCGGGCCGGGGCTACCTTTTAGGAGAAAGACAATGGCGAATACCAAAGCAATCGGCGTTGCCTTCAGCGATCAGGATATCGTCGGCGCGCAGTTTTTGCTGTCCGACGAACAGTTTGGCTACACCGCCGCCGCTCAAGGCACCGTCACGCAGTTGACCAGCAAAAGCACGGCGGTCACGCTGAACAAGTCGGCTGGCGTGATCACCATGAACAACGCTTCGTTGGCCACGGCCACCAACGCCACGTTCACGCTGAACAACAGCCTGATCTCGGCCAACGACGCCGTGATTCTTACGATCTCTGGTGGTCAGGCTACCCCTGGTTCGTACAACGTGTTTGCAAACGCGCTGTCAGCCGGTTCGGTCAGCATCACCTTGCGTAACATTTCTGGCGGCACGCTGTCGGAAGCAATCGTGATCAACTTCGCGCTGATCCACTGCGTCTAACGAAGTGGGCGGCCTTCGGGCCGCCCATTTTACGGAGTTTCTATGGCCGTCATCTACATGGTTCACCCGGCACACGGCGCAAAGGTGGCAATCTCCGACGCTGAAGCGATTTTGGATGCAATGGACGGCTGGGAACGCTATGATGTGGTCACGTCATCTGTGATGACGGACGACGACGAGGACGAACTTGTCAACGTGATGGCGGCACCGAAGCGGCGTGGACGCCCCCGCGCGAAGCAGGAAGACTGACCAATGACCAGCGCCGGCGACATCATCAACGGGTCACTGCGGCTTTTGGGTGTCTTGGCCGAAGGTGAAACGCCGTCAGCCGAAACGTCGCAAGACGCGCTGGCCGCCATGAACCAGATGATTGATAGCTGGAATACCGAACGGCTGTCGGTCTTCTCTACGCAAGATCAGGTGTTCACATGGCCCGCGGGCCTGCTGTCGCGCACACTGGGGCCGACCGGCGACTTCGTCGGCAACCGCCCGGTGTTGCTGGACGACAGCACCTACTTTCGCGACGCCAGCACCGGCATCAGCTACGGCATCAAATTTATCAACCAGCAGCAGTACAACGGGATCGCGGTCAAGACCGTGACCTCGACGTTCCCGCAAGTGATCTTCGTCAACAACACGTTCCCCGACATCGAGATGTACATCTACCCGCGGCCCACTCGCGCGCTGGAGTGGCACTTCATCTCTGTCGAGGAACTGACCAAGCCCGCGCTGCTGGCCACCGAACTGACGTTCCCGCCAGGCTATCTGCGTGCGTTCCGCTACAATCTGGCCTGCGAGATGGCGCCAGAGTTTGGCGTCGAACCAAGCCCACAGGTGCAACGGATTGCCATGACCAGCAAGCGCAACCTGAAGCGCATTAACAACCCTGACGACATCATGTCCATGCCGTACAGCATCGTGGCAACTCGTCAGCGGTTCAACATCTTCGCAGGGAACTACTGACGATGGCTAACGTCAAAATCTCTCAACTGCCGTTGGCAACCTCGCCGCTGGACAGCACGGTCGAGATGCCGGTCGTGCAGGGCGGCGTCACCAAACGCGCTGGGATGACCACCATTGGCTTTACGCAAGCTGGCACTGGTGCCGTCCTCCGCACGGCGCAGGACAAGATGCGGGAGACTGTCAGCGTCAAGGACTTCGGTGCTGTTGGCGACGGCGTTGCAAATGATGCCCCCGCTTTCCAAGCGGCGATTAATGCTTTGCCAGCGTCAGGTGGCCGCGTTCGTATTCCAAGCGGCACATATCTTCTCAACACTGAGCCGACTTATAAAACCAAAAACATTATTTTGGACATTGACACGGGCGCTTCGTTTACCGGCGCGGGCGCGGCAGGCACGAAGTTCGGCTACATGATTACTAATCCGGCGCAATTGGCTGTTGGGCCTTATGTGCTGTCAAACTCGCGGCTGACTAGCGCCGTTCCTAACGGCGGCACAGCGGCTTTCCAAGCAGAAATGATCCAGCCAGATGATCTTGGGGCTTTTCAGTCAGTAGCGATCTACGCTGGCGCGCAGTCAGGCAACCCTACCATTGGCGGCAACGTCTGGGCGACTAACTTCCTGATTTACGCCAAGCCCAACGCACGCGGAGCTTATCAGGGTATTGAAGTTGATGTGAACGACGACAGCGCAACATCTGGCCCACCCGGTAAGGCGCTGACACTCGGCGTCAACATCACCGGCGTTGGCCTTACCAACCCTTCTGCCGGCCTGACCGTTGACCGCTATGACGCCGGCACCTCAAATTGGGAAAAAGCGTTAGACCTCAAGCGGTTTATCGACGGCATTGTGATGGATGGTGTGGGTCGCTCCGCTGGCGGCGGCATACAGATGCAGCGTCTTACTGATAGCTCCCCCGTTGGGTATTTTGCGCGCTGCATCAACGCGGCCAATACCCGCAACATCGTTCTCTTGGATATAGAGGGACGCATGGTCTTGCTGCCCGCAATAGCCACCAAGGCGACGGTGTTGCGTGTTGGCAACGCTTCAACGGCGAACAATACGACGAAAGAAGCCGAAATTGTTGTGTTGGGCTACGATACCGTTGGCGTTGAAAAGCAGACTGGCGGCATTTTGGCTACGCCGGTTGACGTTAACTGGGTAAACAGCGTTATAACGATCTCTGCGCGCCGTGGCGATGTTGTGCGACCCGGTTTGACATTGTTCGGCACTGGTACGCCTGAAAGTGTTGTTACCGCGCCCGTTGGCGCGCTTTACACGCGACAGGATGGCGGCGCTGGGACAACGCTATACGTCAAAGAGAGCGGCACCGGCAACACAGGATGGGTGGCAAAATGAGTCCGCATGACGCCCTCCTCGCCTGCTACCAGAGCGGCCAGATGACCGAACGTCAGTTGCAGGCGCACATGCGTGACGATCCTGCGTTTGCCGCTTACGTGCGCGAAAAGGTAAAATGAAAAGCCCCATTCTCGGCTCAAGCTATGTCGCCCGCAGCATTAACGCTGCGGACGCGCGCATGGTCAACCTCTTTCCAGAGGTTGTGCCGGAGGGTGGGCAGATGCCCGCATTCCTTAACCGTGCGCCTGGGCTAAAGCTACAGCAGGCCGTTGGCACCGGGCCGATCCGCGGGCTGTGGGCGCACCAGACGCAAGGCTCTGACTTCTTCGTCGTGTCGGGCAACGAGGTCTACAAACTGTCCTCGCTGACCGGCACGCCGACGCTGCTGGGGTCAGTCAATGGCACCGGGCCGGTGTCCATCGCCGACAACGGCGACCAGATCGTTTTCGCGTGCAACCCAGACGCCTTCGTCTACACCGAATCCACCAACACGTTTGTGCAAGTCACCGATCCTGACTTCCCCGGCGCGGTGACGGTCGGGTATCTCGACGGCTATTTCGTGTTCAACCCGCCCAACAGCCAGCGGCTGTACGTCACCAGCCTACTGGACGGCACGCAGATCGACCCGCTGGATTTCGTCAGCGCCGAAGGGTCGCCAGACGGCATCGTCGGCCTGATCGTTGATCACCGCGAAGTGTGGGTGTTCGGCACCGACAGCACCGAAGTCTGGTACAACGCCGGCGCCGCAGACTTTCCGCTGGCACGCATCCAAGGCGCGTTCAACGAGATTGGCTGCGTTGCGCCCTATTCCATCGCCAAGCTGGACAATGGTGTGTTTTGGTTGGGAACCGATGCGCGCGGCCAGGGTATCGTCTACCGGGCAACTGGCTACGTCGGCCAGCGCGTATCCACGCACGCGGTAGAGTGGCAAATCCAGCAATACCTTAATATGTCCGACGCGGTGGCTTACACCTACCAGCAGGACGGCCACGCCTTCTACGTCCTGAACTTCCCGTCTGCCAACACGACGTGGGTTCTGGATGTTGCCACCGGGGCTTGGCATGAGCGCGCCTATTTCAACCAAGGCGTGTTCTCGCGTCACCGCGGCAACAGCCAGTGCAACTTCCTCGGCAACATCGTCATCGGCGATCACCTGAACGCCAACATCTACACCTTCGACCTGACGACCTACGCCGACAACGGCACGCCGCAGAAGTGGCTGCGGTCGTGGCGGGCGCTGCCGACCGGCCAGAACAACTTGAAGCGCACGGCGCAGCACAACCTCCAGATCATGTTTGAGTCCGGCGTCGGCTTGTCGGGCCTTGACCCGTCTGACCCTTTCTTTGAATTGTTGTTGACTGAAAGTAGCAACGCACCGTTGCCTCAAAATGAAGTGACTCTCGACTTAGACTTTACCGACCAAACATACGCCGCTTACACCGCTAGTTCAGTCGGCGACTTCCTTATCACGGAGTCGGGTGACTACATTGAGGTGACCGCGCCGACCGTGCAAGGTGCCAACCCGCAGGCCATGCTGCGCTGGTCGGACGATGGCGGCCACACATGGTCGAACGAGCATTGGGCATCCATCGGCAGGATCGGCGGGTATGGCCAGCGCGCCATCTGGCGCCGCCTGGGGATGACGATGAAACTGCGCGACCGCGTGTACGAGGTGTCAGGCACTGATCCGGTCAAGCTGGTCATCATCGACGCCGAATTGATGTTGAGCGGCACCAATGCCTAACGGCGTCAACATCACCAACATCACGCCGCCGCGCGTGCAGTTGGCTGACCCGACAACCGGGATGGTCAGCCGCGAATGGTATCGCTTTTTTGAAAACCTGTTTCGGCTGACCGGCAGCGGCCAGAACGACTTTACACTGCAAGACTTGCAGATCGGCCCTGACGGCGATGCTGCGTCGCTGGCGGCGGTCTTGCAGACCGAAATTCAAAACCTGTCCGTGTCGCCAGCGCACACGCCGCAGTTGGTTCGCCACCGCTATGGTTCGTTTGCCGATACGACTATACAGACAGCAGCGGCTATTAACACCGCCTACGCCATGACGTTTAACACCACGGAACTCAGCCAAGGTGTGACCCGCGGCACGCCTACGTCGCGCATTTACGTTGACACGCTAAACACTTACAATATTCAGTTTTCCGCGCAAATTGATAAAACATTAGGTGGTGTCGGGTTGGTCTGGATTTGGCTGCGTAAGAATGGCGTAAACGTGCCAGACAGCACCGGCCAAATCCGCATACAAGGCAACAACGCAGAGGTTCTTGCGGCGTGGAATTATGTTATAGAGTTGAACGCAGGGGATTATATCGAATTGATGTGGGAAGTGGACGACACATCGGTTATCCTTCTGGCAGAAGCTGCGTCCGCCGTGCATCCGTCCGTTCCTTCGGTCATCCTCACCGTGACCAACAACATTAGCTCAGATGGGAGCTACTAAATGGCCGTCCTTTCTCCTTCACCCAAAGCGCAGTTTCTGGACGCCTCTGGTGCGCCGTTGGTCGGCGGCAAGGTCTACACCTACGCCGCCGGCACGACCACGCCGCTGGCGACCTACACGACCGGCGCCGGCACGGTGGCAAACACCAACCCGGTGATCTTGGACTCCCGCGGCGAAGCCAACATCTGGTATACCACCGGCACCTCGTACAAGGTCGTGCTGGCCGATTCGGCTGACGCCACGATCTGGACGGTGGACAACATCATCACGATTGGATCGCTGGCATTCCAGAACGCCAACGCCGTGGCCATCACCGGCGGCACTATCGGGTCGGGCGTGACGTTTAACGGCAACACCACTGGCACTGCGTCCAACGTCACTGGCGTGGTCGCGGTCGTCAACGGCGGCACAGGCTCAACCACGGCTGCGGCGGCGCGCGCCGCCCTGGGCGCGGCCCGGTCGGGTGCCAACGACGACATCACGTCGCTGAAGCAGGATGTGGCGCTTGTGGCTACTGGCGACATCGGCGCGACCAGCATCGGCTACCGCGGTGCGCCGCAGAACGCGCAGACGGCAGCCTACCAACTGGCGCTGACGGACAACGGCAAGCACATCTCGATCACCACCGGTGGCATCACGATCCCGGCCAACAGCGCAGCGGCGTTCCCGATTGGCGCGACGGTTGTCATCTACAACAACAGCGGCAGCAGCCAGAACATCGCCATCACGACCGACACGCTGCGGCAGGCTGGCACGACCAACACCGGCACCCGGGCGCTGGCCAACTACGGCTTGGCGACGTGCGTCAAGGTCGACACGACCGTGTGGGCCATCACCGGTGCGGGGCTGACCTGATGAGCGGCGCGATACTGTCTTTGCTGGGTACGTCGGGTGGGGCCGCGTCTGCCGTGACCATCACGGTCAACCCTGCAACGATCACGGGCATCAATATCGGCAGCACCGCGTCGGCGCAGTACCAGCTTAACAGCAGCGGCAATGCGTTTGAGATCGTCAACGGCGGTGCGGCGTCGCTGCTGTACGCTTGGTGCGTTCCGGCGTCGCAGGCAGCCAACTACGAAGTGTACGCCAGCCTGGTGTCAGGGTCATTGAGCGGCGGCAGTTCGGCCACCGACACTTGGCTGGCGCTGACAACGACGCGCGCTTGGCTGGTCAGCACCACCAGCCTTCTGTACGCAACGCTCAATGTCGGCATCCGGCGCGTTGGCACCACCACCATCTTGGCGTCGGCAGACATCGAACTAGCCGCCGAAGCAGTATAAGGATAGGTCATGTCTGTTACCGCCAAAGCCCTGATCCCAGCCAAGGTCGCCGAAGACACGCAGTCCACGCAGTACACCGCGACCAACGTGACGACGATCATCGACAAGTTCACGGCGACCAACTACGGCGCAGCCGCAGCGTCGATCAGCGTCAACCTGGTGACGGCAGCCGACACCTCTGGCACGCAGAACCTGATCGTGAAGACCAAGACGCTCCAGCCGTCCGAAACCTACACGTTCCCGGAACTGGTGGGCCACGTCCTCAACCCGAACGGGTTCATCTCGACGCTGGCGTCGGCGCCGCTGACGATCAACATCCGCGCGTCAGGACGTGAGATTAGCTGATGGCTACCGTAGTCCGCCCTATGGTCGAGGACGACCTTCCGGCTTACGTCGAGATGGCGGCGGCGTTCCACGCCAACATGCCGGCAAGCAGCATCATTCCGTTTGACCCAGACGGCACCGCAGCGTTCTTGTCGAACTTGATCGACAAAGACAATTTCTTGGTGCTGCTGGCGGAAGTTGATGGCGTGCCTGTCGGCATCGCCGGCGCGGCGCTTTACCCGATGTACTTCAGCCCGTGCAGTTCTGTCGTGCAGGAGATGTGGTGGTGGCTGTCACCGAAACACCGCGGCAGCGGCGCGGCGCAGAGTATGTACAAACACATCGAAAATTGGGCTGTCGAAAATGGCGCGGTTGCGGTATTTATGATAGCGTTGCATGATGTGAATGTCGAACGCATGGCAAAAATGTACGCTCGTTCTGGTTTCCGCCCTATGGAGCGCACATTTATAAAAGGATTGGTGTAATGGCTGTTGCCTCCGCCCTTATCGCAAGCGCCGCTGCACTCGGCGGCGGCGCAATCGCAGCCGGTGGTGCCAAGAAGGCCGCCCGCGCGCAGGAACAGGCAGCGCGTGACGCGCAGGCATCCAACGAACGGATGCTGGAGCGCCAGATTGGGCTGCAAGAACCGTTCCGCCAAGCTGGCCTGACCGCGCAAGAGCAGATCATGCAGTTGCTGGGGATCGGCGGCGATGCGTCGGCAGAAGGCTACGGCAGTCTGGCCAAGCCGTTTGGCATGTCTGATTTTGAGCAAGACCCAGGCTACGCCTTCCGCCAGTCGGAAGGCATGAAGGCGCTGGAGCGATCAGCCGCAGCCCGTGGTCAACTGTTGTCAGGCGCCACGTTGAAGGGCATACAGCGGTTCGGTCAGGAATCGGCCAGCCAAGAATACGGCAACGCCTTCAACCGCTACCAGATCGAGCGCAGCGCACGTCTAAACCCGCTTCAGTCGCTGATGGGTTCCGGCCAGTCGGCAACCAACGTGATGACTGGCAATATCGGTCAGTCGAGCCAGAACGAGCAGGCTAACCTGATGAACGCCGGGCAAGCCCGCGCGTCTGGTTACGTCGGGCAAGCTAACGCACTGGGCGGCGCACTGAGCAGCATCGGCCAAGCGGCGGCGTCGTACCCGCTGATGAACGCGCAGATGAACTATTTTAACTCGCTGGGCGGCGGTGGCGGTGGCGGGGGTGGTGGTTCGGTTGTTCAACCTTACGCCGCACCGGGGCTTAACGTGCCTCGCACTTACATACCGGCATTCGGCAGGCCATAAGTTTAAGGACAGACGACAATGGCTAACCAAGCAATCGCCCTTCAAGCCCGCGCACCGCAAGGCAACTTCTTGGCACCTGCGATCCAACAGGGCGCGCAATTCATCAACATGATGTCGCAGCAGCGCGCTGCTGAACGTCAGGCGGCGGCGCAGCAGCAGCAGTTGGAGATCGCGCGGGCTGCTGAAGGGCGGGCAGCGGCTGGTGAAGTGCGTGCGGGTAAAGAGTTTGATCTAAAGCGAGAGGCGGATTTATATGTCAAATACCGCCGCCTAGCGCCTGTAGTGGCCGAAGGTGGCCCGGCTGCATACGCAAGCTATCTGCAAAACATGAGCGTTGACAGCCCCGAAAGCGCGGCTGCGTTCGAGCAAACAATGCCTGTTGATAGATTCGACAAGGACACTTTTACGCGCATGATCATGGGCGCAGACGAGTACGCTGCTGCGCGGTATGGCAAGGCCATCACTAAAGAATTTATCACGCCCGAAGGCGACGTTAGGGCGGCTAACATCTCAGGCTTTCCCGGCGCTTCCTACGCAACGCCGGTTCCCGACATTAGCCAGCCGCGCGCTCCTGCGGCTGGCGCGCCCCCTGAGGCTCCTGCGGCTGTTGCGCCCGCGCCCGCAGCCGGCGGTATGTTCCAGCCCATCTCGGCCACTGGCGGCCAGTTGCAGGGTGCAGACCCGCAGGCTGCGCTGCTGGCGTCGCTGAACGAAGCAAAGCAGACGGGCCAGATCGGCGCTGACGTTGTCGAACAGCTTCGCCAGTTGGGTGGCCCGCAAGCCGGCCCTCGCGTCGATGCGTTCCTCGCGCAGAACAATATCAAGGTCGCGCCGGGCGGTATGCGTAGTGCCGTCTACCGTCCAGAAGGCGGTGCGCCGATGGCGCAGCAAGTCAACTACGACCCGAACGCCTTTGCGCCGCTGCGTGCGAAGTCGCCGATGGTGTCGCCCATGCCTGGGTCGGCCAGCGTACCGCTTACCCGCGTCAGGGAAGAAGCGGCGGCAGGGCGCCAGACGCCTGCTGAAGCGGCTGCGGTCGCGTCGGCCACCGCAACGGCGACCAAGGCTGCGGAACTTAAGGCGGAACAGGCCAAGAAGTTGCCGGCCAAACGTCAAGTGTCTTCACTGCTGCAAAAACTTCGCAACGCATACGAGACGCTCAACACGGCGGAAGCTATCCCGTCATCGGAACGCGGCGCGTTTGCAAACGTGTTTGACTATCTGTCCACCACGGGGGCGGGGCGTGAAGTCC